TTTAACACCTCCATCTTTTTCTAGCCTGCCTTAATCTTGAATTAGGATCTTTAGCGGCCTTTGGAAATTTTTTCATTTGACCTGCACTTCTAGCACAGAAAGATTTTCTTCTTTTTGCAGCTTTACTACCTTTCTTAACTTTACCTGTGACTGCTGTTTTAAGTTTTGAACCTGGGTTGTCACGTCTGTACTTAGCAACACCAGCTTTAGTCATTCCCGCCCCACTTTTTGTGGAGCGGAAATATTTTTTAGTTTTAGGTGGCTGCTTATCTGCCATTATGCAAAGACGCAAGTCAATGATGTAACGTTAGTTAGTGTAGCATGAATTTGAGTTTCAAATCTCATACCACTGTCTCCAATATAAAGATTGACTTGTTCAGTAGCTGAACCCGGAGTATCAATATCTAATAGAGTTGCTCCTCCACTACCATTTTTTAAAACTATACTACCTGCAGATCCTGCACAAACAGCGTTAATTGCAATCAGTCTTGCAGGGCCTGATCCTACGTTTCCTGTAGCAGTTACTTTAGCCGATCTATAGTTAATCATGATTTACTCCTATGCTAAATTGTTGTTTTGAACATAAAGTATAGTTACTGTAGCAACACCTGTTGTGCCATCACCGTTACCTGCTGTATAAGTTGCAGTTAAGGTTACATCACTTGTGCCGACATCATTAGCATCCGCAGTTGTCCCACCAGTGTGAGTTACACCTAATGCTTTAACATTTGTGTCTGACATAAAAGCGTTTGGATCGGCTGTTGTTCCAATTTGGACTACGCCTGTTCCTGAATCATTACAAACAGTTGTAACGTTCATAATAGCATCTACTATTTGTGAATTTGCTGGTACGATACCAATTGTTGTTGTGTTTGTAGCACCAATAATATCAATCACTGCTGATTGTGCCATAAGGGTAAAACCTGTGTTTGCGCTTGCACCCTCTCTTACTGTTCCAGCTTTAATTGGGCCAGAAAATGTAGTTGTTCCCATGTCTATCTCCTTTTTGTAAATAGTCCCCGAAGGGTCATAGGGTTAATAAAATTATATTTTGACATAAAAAAAGGGCGGAGTCAAAGACAACCGCCCTCTTGAGTTTCTTATGAAATATTATGCACCAGATGTACCAAATACACAACGTGGATCTGAGAAACCAAATGAGTATCTCTCTCTTGCTTTGTATCGGATATTACCTGTATCAAAATCACCTTCCATGTTTGTGGATAACGGAGTTCTTGTAAAGTGTTTGAATCCGTTAGGAGCATCAGTCTTGATAAAGAAAGCATCTGCATCATTTAAGTAGTGATTTACAGTGTAACCCTGTGGAATCACTCCCATATTTCTGATTGCATTGATGTCATTATCTGCTGTTGATGTTCTCAATGTTGATTCCATTAATCTGTTAGCTGTGAACTGTAGCTGTCTTGGAATGATAAGTTTCATACCTTGAATAGCTGTTCTTAAGCCTCTCTCATCTCTGAAATCAGCGATGTCGATTAAGGATTGCTCCAGTGAAGTTTCGTTCAAGTCAGCGTCTGTTGCAAGTCTATTTACCAAAAAACCACCTGATTGAAGTGGATGTTGTGTATTGATTAAAGATACACCATCACCACCAGGATTTGTTCCTGCGGCACCTGCGCCAGCAAAAGCATTGTTAAGAATTGATGCAGCCTTAACTTGCTTTGTGTTTGACATTGAACGAGCTAGTGCTCTTGTGTATCTCGCAGCGAGTCTGTCGTAAAGGTTGTCCTCTACAGCTTCCTCTGTGATTGAGAATGCAAGTGCTACTGTCTCATGTGTGTAACGAGCTGTGAAAGTTTCGTTAGCTGTGTCGAATGATACTGCTCCACCTTCTGATTTAGTTGGTGCAGAACCGAAACCTGCTAACATTACTTCCTCTTCAAATGCTCTGTCGGATGACTCAGCATCAAAGATTTCAGCATGTTCGTTATCGTATCGTGAATATTCCAAGCCGAACAGAGCGTTCAAACCTGGCTCTAACTCTTTAACGAGTTGACTTCTAGATATAGCCATAATTTAACCTCCTATATGCCTGTAGTATCAGTTAATGAGTGTAGGTTGATTTTGACAAGAATGTTAGCGTTAGCTGTTGTAAAATCACTATTGTCTGGATCTGTAGATAAACCTACTACTCTAAAATTAGCCCCTGCGTTGGTTGTAAATGTACTACCATCAACTTTTACAGAAGATACACCTGATATGGTAGATCCTGTTGCGTAAGTTGCGATATTACAATTTGTTCCAACTTGAGCCTGTCCTGCATTACTGTCATCACATTTTACTTCGAAAACCGCATCTGGGTTGTCGATGACGAATGCCTTTATATTGTCTGCAGCGATGCTTCCTGGATAGAAATTGCTGAATGTTGGTTTGCTAGTTGTTGGGTCAACATACTCACAACCATTGAACACACCCAGAAGCTCTGCGCCAGCAGTTGATCCGATATCAATAGCACCATTCGCTACTAATATAACTGGATCACCTTGAAAGATTGCGGATGCTTCGTTGTTACCAATAGTGTACTCAGTTTGACCAGTAGTATTATAACCACTGCCGAGCATTCTACTTGGTCGGAATCCGAAACCTGAACTTAAGTTTGCCATTTTTTACTCCTTAAAAGTATTGTTATTAGTAAGCGTTACATTTAGGTCGATTAAAAATTATTCACTTTTCTTCGAGCCACCGAACGTAACTTTAGTTTGTCGCTCGGGTTTATTTATTGGCATTGAAGGATGTTGTTCCTTTAGAAGATCGTTATCAACAGCTTCCTGTTGACGTTCTGTTTGATCGGAGTAATATTCATCTCTCTCCGCTGCGATCTCTAATGGCACCTTTGCCAGTAATAATCCTCCCACAGAAACAATACCTTTATGTTTTCCGTCAGACTCAGTAGGAAAATCAAAGTCTGGATACTCATCGGCTCTAACAAGTTCATAGCCTTGTCTAATTCGACCGATAACATTTTTGTTATCTTCATATCCTCTTACTGATTCCCTAATCCATCTGAACTTATAACCATCAGGTGGTGTCGGTGTTTCAAGCGAGCTTGGTGGTTGCCAGTTTTTAGTTCGTGCTACTTTATCCCTAGTGGATGCAGATCTCGGTGTTTTATTTACCATAATGTTACCTCCTCTGTAACTTTAGTTTTTCCGACGCATATTGCTCGTTGGAAAGACCAAGTCGTTTTGCGATAGCCGCTTCTGAACTTGACAACTTAACTACGTTGCGTCCTGTGCCTCTGTTTCGATTTGCGCCTGCAACTGTCTGGACGGGCGGTTGCGTTGCGAGTTCTTCGGTTGAAGAATCTTGTTTGAACTTATGCGGGAGATTGTCTCGCATACGTTTATCAATCTCAGTATAGTAGTAATCCGTTCTTGGATCAACCCCTTGATTAACTAAATCTTCATGGATAGCATATGCCACATTAGTCATGACCTTATCTCTGCCAAACCAGTCATTATCAGTAGCCCATGCTTCGGCTTTTGGGTCCTTTATAGGTTGTTGGTTTTCAACCTTAGGTATCTCTACTTCTTTTTCTTGTTTTGGAGCATTAGCTAGTGCCTCTTGTTGATTTTTTAGTTGTTCGTATCTAGCTTGATCTGAACCTAATTTACCTATTTCAAGTTGTGCCGCAGCCATGGCGTCACTATCTTGGTCATCCATAGCCTTTTTTAATTTAGCTTTTGCAGCCTCCATTGAACTTTCAATACGTCCACCTTCAGCACCTACGTACCCAGTATTTAATTTAGAAAGTTCTTCTTGAATTTTGTCTCTTTCAGACTTGATTGCTTGAGCAATTTTTATTGCCTCCTCTTCTCTTCTTCTAGACTCGCCTAATTGATAGGCGTATTCATCAAATCTTTTTTGAATATTTTTACTGTATTTTTCTTTAGAGTCTTTCTTAGGTTCCTCTTCTGTCTTAGTCTCTTCTTGTTCTAATTTTTCTTCGACCACAGGTGTTTTATCTTCAACAACCTCTGCTTCAAAAGTATTTTGTTTTTGAGGAACTTCTATTTCTTTTTCTTCCTCTGAAGAAGGGGCTTCTTCATTCTCTATCTCTACAGAATATTCTTGTTTTTTATTTTCTTTTTCGGCTTGTAGTTCAGCTACCTGTTTATCTACTTCGTTCATGCGTATACTCCTAAAATATCTTCAGGGCTTTCCACTGTCCCTAAAATTTCATCATCATTTAAAATTCTTAATTCGCCACCCTCAATTTTAATTCGAGATCCTGCGTATCTTGCGATGATCACCCAATCACCTTTTTTACACCAAGGACCATTTGGAAATTTATCCTTATCAGCATAAGCGTCGGGCCCGACTTCTAGAACTAAAGCACATACAGAAGCAATCTGTTGTTCCTCTACTGCTTTATCTGTTAATAAAACCCCACCTTTGGTTTTTCCTATGCCTTTATACGGAAGAACTACTAATCTCCAACCTGTCGGTTTGGGGACTCTGCTTAGGTCAGTTTTTGTTTCTTCTGATTTCTCTGCAGGCTTAAGGCCTACTATCTTTTTTTCTTTGGGTATTATCAACCCCGTCGTCGACTTCATCGTCTACCTCCCATTTGCGATACAAATCCCTAACATCTGCATCGAGTTTGCGAAGAGAAGTGAGTTGACCAACTAGGTAT